CTTCGCGGTCCCAAGCTCCGCGGTCTGCCACGTCTGGGGGTTGACCCAGACCACCGGGATGCCGCGGCTGCGAAACGCCTCCTCCCACCGACCGCCGTTGCGGGCCAGCTTCTTGAGGGTGTTGACGTTGAGGCCCAGGAAGTGGTCCTCGATGGCCGCACAAACGATGGTATGATCGAACCGACCGACGGACTCGATCACGTTGCCCACGACGGCGTGCGGCGTGTTGGCCGCCAGGTCCTTCTTCGTCCCAGGCTTGGGCCACTGCACCGCGTCGTGCAGCAGCAGCTTGGGGTTCGGATCCACCGTAACGACCGCCCACCCCGACCGCGATCCTGGGTCGATTCCAATGATGCAATCCATGTGGATCACGGTAGCAAGTTGTGGCCACAAACGCAAGCATCGAACGCTCCGAAACTACGCAGCACCGATGCGCGTCACGACACGGTCCCGGACGTCCTGGGGAAGTCGCCACAGCCCCTGTCGGCCGCGGCACATCACCCCGTTGGTCAGTGGTCGGATGTTGCGGAGGCGCCACCCGAACTGCTCCGGGACCCACCACGGCCACTCCCTGGGATCGTCCACCCCGGGCACGAGGAGGCCGTCGAACTCGGCCACCGCGACGACGTACCCCTGATCAATCCCCAGCATCCGATCCTGGATCGCAACTGGCGCCTCGACGGAGTAGGCCTTGATCATGTTGGACGCCACGTCGTACCCGACGCGCCACCCCGCCCTGCGGGCCATCTGCGCCACCGGGTCGAACACCCTCTCCACGCTGAACTTGCCCTTGAGGTGGCCGCCGCCGAACGTCGCCCCGGCGTGGATCGCGATCCTGGTGCCCTCCGTCACCGAGGACGGGGGGCGCCACGTGCGGTTCTCCACGTTCTTGCCAAGGCGCCGCACGGCCCAGGCCCACTCGGGCCACAGTGTCAAGGCCTTCATCTCGCCGCCTCCTGGCACGTGGACTCGTTGTCCAGGATCCACTGGTACGGGTTCTGGAGATAGGTCGGCGGCGCGTCGTCGGGGATCGCGGTCTTGACCACGCGCCACCCCAGGCGCTCCACCACCTTCGTGGCGTCGTCGGCCTCCATTTGCACCTTGGCCACGATCCTGCCGCGTCCGGGCGCGGCCATCAGGATCTTGTCGGCGTGGGAGTTGTATCCCACAGTGACCAAGTCCCCGGCCTTGTACTTGCCGCCGGCGACGGCCTGGGCGATCTTCGCCGCAGCGAACACCCGCTCCCGGTATCCATCGCACGTGCGGAGCCACTTGAAGATCACGATCTCCTTGTCCACGCACTGGGACTCGGCCTCGATGATCGCCGCCACTGTCTCTGTTCTGGTCATCCTTCCTCCGTTGGTTTGCGGCGCTGTCCCGTGCGCTGGCACTGGGTGCACCTGTTGTCTAAATAGCCGTCCATGTGGTCCGCCAGGACCGTGGACAGGCGGTTCCTGAATCGCTTGTTGTCACCTGCCTTGTACATGAGATTGTCGCCGATCCTGAACGCGACGGGACGGCCGCAGATCGGACACTGCCAGTTGAACAGGGTGCCGCCAGCGATCACGTCCCTGGTCGCCGACCGCAGTAGCACGTGACCGTATGGACCGGGCCGTCGCCGCGCTCGCCGCCGTTCCGCGTCCTCGATGAACCAGTCCACGTCTCGCTGGTTCGGCATCCTAGTCCTGTCGTACTCGGGACCGCCGCGAGCTCGAGCGCGACAACTCTCGCACCTGTTGTCCGACTTGCCGTCCCACATGGCGAACAGGCGATCCAGCAACGTCTCCATCGCGGCTGGCTCCTGGGCGGCGTAGCCAGCCTCCTTCCAGCTGATCGTGTACTGGACCCGTGTGCCGCAGTGGGGACACGGCCACGTGAACGTCGCCACGTCGTCGAACGGCCCCTTTGGGATCACGTGTGCCACGCGACCGAACGGCCCCGGAGGCGCGGAGTGGGTCGCCCACCGGCCCGCCACGTACGCCGCGAACTCGCTGAGCTTCCGTCCCCGGAACTTTGTGCCTTGGTCGATGGGATCGAACCCGCTCGCGGCCTCCCTGGTCGCCCTGTTGAAGTCCCATCCCTCCTGTGCAGCACGCCAGAACGCGTCGGCGAAGTTGTCCATGACCGACGAGAAGTGGACCGACCAGCCGCCGAACCCTGTGGAACGGTACGTGTGACCACTGGACGACCGTGTCGAAGATGGCCGCGGCGCCGCCCCGTACTTCCTCTCGTGTTCCGCGATCCGCCGACGGGCGTTCTCCCGCTCGGCCTCGGTGGCGCCTGGATCGGCGGCGAGTCGCCGCAACGCGTCGATCCTGGCACGAGGTGTGGTCACTGCTCGATCCTCACCGTCCCGACGGTGTTGCCGTTGGTGTCCAGGAGGGCGTCGCTGATCTGGCGCTTGGACAGGACCCCCATGTGGTACGCGACGTGCGCCGAGGCCGTGTCCACGGCCCTTGCGAGCACGTGCCCCACCTCCTCGCGCACACCATCGACGCCGCCGAGATGGGCCGCGTCGGTGAACGCTGCGTTGTCCACGCTGAATTCGATGATCACTTTCATAGGCCAGTTGTCCTTTCAAACGACGCAATCGCGTGTTGGATCGTGGCGATCTCGTCCCGTGCGATCACGAGGACAGCATTGATCGCGGCCTGCGGCGTCGGTCCGTTGGCCGACCAGTTGCCACGGGCCATCTGGATGTCCGGTGTCTTCGACCGTTCGAAGAACGCGGTGTAGCTTTTGCCGCCATGGGTTGGCGGGTGGACGCTCATGGTGCCGTCCTCCGACTCGGCCTTGTAGAACCACCCCAGGTTCTCCCACACCTTCGGGCGCCAACCGTCCCCCAGGGACTCGGCCAACTCCTCGGCGCCCCTCAACGCGGCCTGGTACTGTTCCCACGTGCATCCTCCACCGCACCCTGGTGAACAGTAGGTCACGCCGTCGCGCAGCACCGGCTTCCAGCGGTTCCTAGACTCCGCGCTTGTTCCTGTGTCATTCATCTCACACCTCCGCGTCTGGGTCGTCCTGGCGCAGGACCACGACCCGCTTGCTCGCCGTGTACACCTTGCACGCTGGCTTCTGCTTTGGATGACACGCGATCGGCAGGAGCCGCTTCTCGTCTACCCACTCCTGGAGGTAGGCCTGGATCGCTGCGGCCTGGTCCTCCACGGTCTGATCGGCGGCGGCGACGGCCTTGTCCAGGCCCTCCCGGTACTCGTCCCGGTCGTCCTTGTCGCGCAGGGCCAACCGTGAGAGGATGTACTCCTCTCCCGACTCCCTATCAATTCTCGTCATCCGACGGCGGCGGGCCTGCTCCTGCATGGTTCGGCGCATCTGGTCCCGGTGCCACGCGTCCAGGTTCCTGTGCTGCCTGTGACCGCGTACCTTCTTCTTGTGCGGCTTCGTCTTGATCTTCTTACCCATCGAGGCCCTCCCTCTGGTCCCATTTGGTGTCGTTCTCCTCCAGCCACTCCAGGAACTTGCGGTCGTGCTGGTAGCCACCGCTCCCGAGTTTGGCCCTGTTGCACGCCAGTTCGCACTTCGCGAGGCACCGCTCCGGCAGTCGGTAGACGTAGAAGTTGGACCGGATCGGGCGCCGCGACGTCAAGCCGTTCTGTGGAATGAAGTAGATCATCGTTCGTTCCCCCTCACCCGACGGACACCCTCGCGGAATCCGTATGAACGTCCCCTCTGGTACGCTCGCCAACACACTCTTTCCAACTCGGCAAACGCGGTCTTGTTTGAGTCGGACTCCTTCATTTCTACAAAGGCACGGTCGCCCTTCGCCTGGAACCATTCCGCGAAGTGCTTTGTCGGCTTACCCATTGTCGGCCTCACTGGCGCGGAGATAGAAGAACCCCTCGAGGCGCGGCTCGTTGGCCATCAGCATCCGCGAGTAGAACGGTTTGTGGTTGTTGTTGAGTTTGAACGGATCCGCGGACTCGGTGTCCATCGCACGGTGCCAGCGCAGCACCTCGAACAGGCCCGCGATCCCGTAGTGCTTGAACCCACGGTCCACGAGATCCATGGCCAGGCGCCGCAGTTCCCGGTAGACCCACGGGTTGTCCCGGTGGAACTGACGAAACGCCTTGCCCATGTCGGACTCGTCGTCCCGCGTCGCCGCATCGAGCTCGGGCAGCGTCATCTGGTCATCCATCGGCGTCCTCCTTCTCGATCCGCACTCGCTGTTTCGCCTCCTCCTCGGTCATGAGGGGCTTGTTGTCGATCCAGTGGATCCTGGTCTGGCCCTCCCACTTGCGGCGCATCTCGTCCAGCGCCGTGCCGACCCAGAAGATGAAGCAGTATTCCTGGGCCATGTCGGTCTTGCCGTCCCCGGTGAACGATGGGCGGGCCGTGAGGATCCACACCTCCGCCGGGGGCCGCTCCAGGTACAGCTTGCTGCGGTCCTGGGTGCCAAGGAACGCCATCTTGGTGAGGAACGCAGCTGCTCCGTAGGGGCACAGCAGTTCCAGGGATCGCCGGATCACCGACTCCCCGATGCGGAACGGCGGATTCGTGGCGATCACGTCGAACCGTGGCTGGTCCCACCACACCTCGTCGAATTCTGCCGCCGATGTCTCCCTGTAGAGGTGATCTGGACCCTGGTCCCGCCACAGCGGCGGGTCCACGGGCCGCACGTCGTAGCCGTGGGGACGCAGCCCCATCTCGCGGCCGGCCGACGCGAAAGGCGCCGTGTCGCCGCAGCACGGTTCCAGGATCCTGGCCAGATGGTTGTCGCTGATCGCCGCCAACTCGATGGCGTGCCGTACCGCCCACCTGGCCAGGCCAGGGTGGGTGCCGTAGTTATCGAAGTCACGTCGTCCCATCTGCATCTCCCTTCTGGCCAGGGACGCTGAACAATTCGCCCTGGCCGTGTCTGTTGAAACTGATCTCCGATTTGCCGTCGGTCGCCGCGGGGTGCCCCTGTTCCACGCGGGCTTCATCCATCTTCTCGATCTGCGCCAGGGCGTTGCCTCTGGTCACCGCCGGCCGCGAAAGAAGCCTGCGGGCCAGTTGCGGCAGGTACACCGCCCAGGGCGCGTACAGCGCCATGTTGATCCCGCACGCGGCGACCATCACCCTGTCGATGTCCATACCGGACAGGTTGATCGAGTAGTTGCTCGCTGCGAGCAGCATGCGTCCGGTACCGACGCACGGATCGTTGACAGACAGGACCAGGGGATCTCGGTCGTCCCCTTCCAGGCGTTCCGTGTCCATCATTGTCATCTGCGCCATCATGGTGCACACGCTGATCGGAGTCGGGTAAAACTGATTCGGGTTCCACCCCTTGCCGTGGCGATCCGACAGGACGCCGCCGAGCACATCGCAGTCCGCGGCCTGGAGGCGCCCAAGCTCGAAGTCTGTGTACAGGAACTCGTTCCAGTCGGCGCCAAACATAGGCTTCGGGCACTCGGCCATCTCGCCAACGCCAAGACCCCAGGCCAGCCAATCGATCAGGTGAATCATGGCCTCCCAGCCGCCGCCCATCCTGTCCACAAGATCGTCCAGGTGCTTTCTGGCGCCGCTCGCCGACAGCGGCGGCCCAGCCTTCTTGCCCTTGGACTTGGGGATCACCGGCAACCCGTCACGCACCTCGTGACTGTCCTCGTGAACGAACTGGATCTCCTTGTACTTCTCCGGCGGGATCTGGCCAGTGAGTGCGGCGTCCATCCACCAGGCCATGCGGCCGACACCGAACACCGAGTCGCCGTCCGCGAGATACGGGGCCATCCACCCCTTGTTCTCCATCGTCTGGTATTGCGGCTCGTTCATGGCGCCCACCTAGAACGGGATGTCGTCGTCCGGGTAGTCCCCGGCCCCATGGTTACCACCACCGCCGCCGCCCTGATCACCGCCACCACTGGGTCCGCCGCCGCCCTGGTAACCGCCGCCGCCCTGGTCACCAGATCCCTGGCGACCCTGGCCGCCCTTGTTGCCGCCGCCCAGGAAGATCACACGCATCGCCTTGATCTCGGTGATCCACTTCTTCTGACCGGTGTTCTGGTCCTCCCAGCTGCGCGTCTCGATCTTGCCCTCGACGCACACCTCCCGACCTTTCTCCAGGTACTTCCCGGCGGACTCGGCCTGCTTGCCCCACACCACCACGTTGTGCCAGTCGGTCTTCTCCTGGCGCTCGTTGTTGCGGTCGAAGTACACCTCCGACGTGGCGACAGAGAACCGGCACCTGGCCGTGCCGCTCTGCGTGTAGGACAGTTCGGGATCCTTCCCGAGCCGTCCGATGATGATCGCCTTGTTCAGTGACATGCGGATCTCCTTCCCCGGATCACAGGTCCGGTGCTTGAGCCGTTCGGCCCGTAACTGCACTTCCTGGCGGGGGATCTTTCCGCGTCGGTGTTGGTCAATCCGCCCCGCCCAGGAACGGTGTCAACACTGAGATCCTACCCCGACCCGCGGCGGATCTCAAGATAGTTGTGGCCACAAAATCTGTGCGGAGTAGTCGCGCCTAGGACCGAGCGTCCTTGTTGTAGCCGAAGGCGCGGAGGGCATCGTCGCCGGTGAGACGGATCGAGATCACGCCGGGCACTTCAAGCTCGATGCACGGCGCCTCCGTGGACTCTGGAGACAGGGGTGCGTCGCCGCCCGCCTTGATCTTGGCGAGTTCGTTGCGCCAATTCTCGTGGGCGCGTTCGTATCGCTCGTTCGCCGCCGCGACCTGGGCCTGGAGCCGGTCGTTGGACTCCAGGGCAGCGTGGAGCTCGCGCTCGAGTCGGGCGTTTTCCGCCTGGATTTCCTCGGAGGTCATGGTGTCCCCCTTGTTCTCCCCGGCCGTCATTCGGCCGCGATCCTGGTCTTGCCCAAGGTGATCGGCATCAGCCCCGGGTCAATCCCAGCCGTGGGCATGTGCACGTCCACGGGTCCTTCCTTCATCTGGTTCGCCGTGTCCAGGGCGCGTCGTCTCGCCGCCTCCCTGAGTCGCTCGCCCTCGCCACCTCGTTGCTCCTCGACGGCTTCCGTCGCGGCCTTGGTCTGCCCGGAGATGCACAGCAACCCCTGGCACCGCGGACACGTGAGATTCTGGCCGTCCCCCTGCATCTTCTGGGGCAACCGGTAGTCCTCCAGGAGCGGCCGGAACCCCGACCACACCGACCGGGACGAGAGCAGAAAGCCCTTGTCACCAACGTTGGTCGGCACCTGGATGCGCCCCACCACCTTGTTCTCGTTGGCGCACGTCACGTCCACCTGGACGCCCCGCGCCGAACCCTGTTCGTCAACCATTGCCTTGTCCATCGTCTTCTCCTTTGCCTGTTCCTATGCCTTGTAAAATGGCCCGGGCGGGAGCAGCCATCCCGTCCGGGCCGGAAGAGGCACAGGCGGACGTCTGGTCCGCCAGGAGCGAACCCATTGTATCAGCGGCGCTGCCGGGCTGCAAGCCGCGTGGTTTGAACCCAACTCCGCGCCACATCCCAAACGTCAACGCCATCAGCATGGTGTGTCGCGCCTCGGTGCTGTTGCTTTTGAGCCACCCCGTGCCATCGCACTTGGGACACGGCCCCGGATCTTGTTCGGTCCGCAGCCGCCCCAGGATCTCGCGCACCTTCGCGTACGCCTCGCGGAACCTGGGATGACACCCGTGGCGCGGGTGGTCGCAACCCAGGGCCACAACGGCCCCATCGCGGATCCTGGCCAACGGCATCCCTTCCACGGTGACGTCCGCGTCCTTGGCGCACACGTGTTCCGCGCCCATCAGGTAGTCGGGGATCGTCTCCGGGTCGGTGACCTCGATCTGGCGGACCTCACCCACAGGCGCGCTCCTCCCAAATCTGCTCCAGCTTCTCCACCTGCTTTTCTGTGAGGTGTGCCGTCTCGTTGGTGTCCGCCGCTTCCTCGATGAACTGCAACTCCCACGGGGTGAAGTCGTCGCCCCGTTCCTCCACAGCCTCCTGACAGTCCTCGAGCATCGACTCGATCTCTGCCTCGGTGTACGTGTGTGCCATCTTCTTCTCCCACTCGGCGCCCTTGAGCTTGATCAGCTTGGCCACCGCATCGAGGGGACCGGCAACCCGGTCGCCCAGTTCGTCCTTGACCTGCGGGCAGTTGCCCTTCGGCTCGGTCTTTGTCATGCGCCACATATCGGCGATGTCCGCAAGTCGTGACCGGCGCGTGGTGAGGAGCAACGACGCCTCGCGGCAGATCAGCTCCAACGAGGTGCGTGTCATGTCGATGATCCGCTGGCGTAGCGACACGATCAGGGGCAACGCCGACTCGTGAACGTCCAACGTGTCCCCGGATCCCTCGGTGGAGTGCCGCGCCTGGGTGATGTCGATCCACGTGGGTCGGCCGCGCCACCATCCGATCTTGAGGTAGAAGTCGTGCTCGTGCTTGTCCTGGTCGATGATCGTGAACTTGTGGACCAGGGTCTGCACCCCGTCCCTGCCGAACGCCTCCGCAACGCGGTCCCAGTACATCATCTTGATCGCTCCACTCCCCAGGCGGCGCCGAACGCCCCAGTCGCTACCAACGCCACCACAGTGGCGATGCGCCACCCCCACAACTCCAGGTCGGCGCGTGCCGCCACCTTGAGCCTGGCGTCGTGTTCCTTGTCCAGCAGGTTGGTGATCGACACCAGACCGTTGCGGGTCGCCGCGTGCGTGTCCTCCCACACCTTGATCTGCAGCTGGAGGTTGCCGATCTGTTGCTCGAAAAGCTGGAGCTTAGTTTCCAGGCGAATCGCGTAGTACCACAACCACCGATAGTCGGTGATCAGGTCCCCCATCTGCGCCCACTGGTCCACGGGGAAGCACTTGTACTCCTGGTCCGGGCGGAACGTGACGCGGCGCCCGTTCTCGTCCCTGGGTTCCAGGATCACCCCGGTGGGCACGTCGATCAGGTGGCCTGGTCGCACCCGTTCAGCGTCGGTGTCGTCCACCGTGGGCTGCGGCCCAGTGTTGGCGGTGTCGGCGCCGTGGACTACTTCTGCGGCGTCCTCAGTTGGTTCGTCCGCTGACGCCTGGGATCCCACGCTTGAGAATCCGATCCACGTCACGAATACTGCGAGCATTGCTGAGCGCATCGTGTATCTCCTCCCTCTCCCGGACACTGTCCGCGATCTCCTCGTCCAGGACACGGACCTGCTCGCGCAGGTCGAACATCTCGGCCTCGAGCGCGTCGATGCGCTCCTCACGGTCCTTCTCGGCGGCCTCCACGTCGGCCAGGATCTTGTCACGGAGTTCCTGCAGGTAGTCCGGTCCGTCGTCGGCGGGTGGCGCGTCGCACCGGTTGATGCCGAACGCGATCCCTGCCGCGACGATCACCACCGCCACCACAACGAACGCCAGCGCGGGCCAGGCCATCTTGAGCAGTTCCTTGGTCGGAATCGGCGGCACCATCAGAGTTCACCGTCCTCTCCGCCGCCACCCATCGTGTTTTCCAGCGCGGGATCAGGCGACACGAGCTTGTGCCCGTCCAAGTGCACTTCCAGGTCGCCGTTGAGCTTCTTCGGCACCCCGCCTGTCAGGGCCATGGCCCGGACGTACATATCCAGCTGGGCCTGTTTGCCGTTGAAGGCAAGCGCGAGGAACCCCATCGCCACAACGATGCCGGTCATGAACGCGGCCAGTGGCCACCCGAGATCACGCTGGGTGAACAGGGCCACCATCGCCATCGCGCAGAACACGGCCTCCATGATCAGAAACGCGATGAACTTCTTGCTGCGGAACCACGGCTTCTCGTAGGTCGCCGCCAGGTCCTTCCTTTCCTTGTCGGTCATGTCACCTCCAGCCCGCGGGATACTGCCGCGGCCAGTCGCGATCCGGGTCGTGCCGGATCAGGTTGTCCTTGATGAAGCACGGCATCTTCTCACGGGCGCACCGATCCGCTATCCGTGCCGCCGCGCCCGCGATGAACTGCCCCAGGGTCTTGTCCTGGGCATCGCCGTCCTCCCGTTCCCACCCCACGATCCGATCGAGCTTTTTGGAACCGCGGCCAGTCTGGGCGCCGACGATGACCCAGTCCAGACCACGCAGGAAGAAGTCCTCGTCGAAGTCGGGGTCCATCAGCGGCTCCACGCTGACACCGAGCAACGGCCCACCCCGGGAGATGTACACCCGCTCCTGGAGTTCGCGGATCCTGGACGCGTCGTCGTTGGACGTGACGCTGACCCCGAGACACACATTGCTCGGCCACGGTCCCTGGAGCAGGTTGTCGGGTCGCTTGGTCAACAGGACGAACCGGTGACGCGGCAGCTTCGCCGCGAACGCGACCAGCATCTCCTGGACCCACGTGTCCGCCGCCTCCTGGTGAGAGCCGCCCCGCCCGGTCCCGTCCAGGTACAGCCACGGCCCAGGGTTGGCCGGGTCGGACATGGATCCGAGGAACACGATCCTGGCCTTGGTGGCGCGGTCGAGGCGCTCGAGCTCGCGCAGCATGATGTGGTGGTGATAGGTCGGGTGGAACGGATCCCCCGTGCACTCCTCCACCTCGACGTACCTGGCCGCGCCCATGCGTGCGTTCCGTGCCGCCGTTCCCTTGGCGTAGCAGAACGAGCACTTGCCGCGGCAACCGGTGATGAAGTTCACCGATTCATCGCACCAATCGATCTTCGTCTTGGCCATCTTCTACCCCTTCCAGGCACCCCGTCCGCAGGGCGCGTCTCGCCACGAACCGTGACGACTTGTCGTTGGACTCGGCGGCGATCTCACGCATCGGATCGGCCAGGAACTCGATCACGTTCGCCGATCGCCTGTTGGACCAGGCCAGCAACCAGTCGCGCTGCTCGTCCGGTCCCAGTGCCGCCGCCTCCGTGACCAACCACAGGTTGAGTTCCTCCAGGGCGCAGTCGGCGGGGGGCTCCACGTGGTCGAGTTCGGCCCGGCACCCACCGTTGCCATCGGACATGGCGCACCCTCCGCACCTGCTCGCCGGCAGCTTGCCGCGCTTCTGCTCCTCGAGGAACCGCATGTACTCCCTGTTGAGGATCAGGGCGTCCCGTTCGAACGCGAGAAGGATGTCGTCGCGCCCGTTCTTGATCAGGGCGCGACGCTTGTGGTCGTTCTTCATGTGGCAGTCCAGGCACACCCTGGCCACCTCGTTGTCGGAAGGCTTGAGGCCGCGGCCACCGTCGTCACCGAAGTGGTGGAGCTGGACCCAGGGGCGCGAGTTACACAGGCAACACGGCACGTCCGCTGTGCGCTCGTGGCAGAACCGCAGGAACGCCTTGGACCGGTACGGTCTGGACTTGTGGATCACCATGTCCACCACCCGTCCACCCCGTTGCCGACAAGGCGCACCGCCCCCATCGGGGCCACGGTCAGCGGACCGGCGGCGCCGTCGATTGTTTCACCTCCTGACGTGGCGATTGAGCTCGGTGCGGCGGCCACGTTCTTGACCACGATCTTGCGGCCGATAGGGATCGACGTGGACAACGGCAGGGTGCCGGTGATCCCCGGGTTGGCGAACACCACCAACTCCGCACCGCCCACGATGTTGCCGCTGACAGTCATGGGCTGTATCGTGTTGAACTGTGCGCTGCCGCCGACGTTCTTGGAGTCGAGCCAGGCCGCGATCCCCTCCACCACGACGGGCCACGTCTTTGGTTCCGGTTCCCACGCGCCACCAGTCGGCTGCGTCTCGCCGATGCTGTTCTCCACGTGGTCCCCTGGGGCACCGATCGCGATCCGCAGGTTGCCGTCGCCTGTTGCGTCGGCGACACCCTGGATCGCAGCTATGATGTCTGTTTTGGTGGTCATCTACTTCTACCCCTTCCGCCCGGCCGCTTCAGCGCGGCGGGTTGAGTTCGCGGAACGCCTTCTTGAACAGGTGGTTCCACACGCGCAGATCCGAGGCCGTGACCAGGCCCTCCGCGCCGAAAAACTTCTGGTCGATGTACTGGACGTCGTGGTCCATCGGCAGTTCCCCGTGGAACAAACCGCGGGACCACCGGCCCACGACGGTGCCGCTCCTTGCCCCCATCTGTCGCGCCCACAGGGTCACCGCTTCGTGGTCACCGTCGATGGAGGCGACGGACACGAGATGGGACACCGAGATCCCGTCGTCGCTGCGGGTCTTGGTCACCGTCTGCGGCGTTTCAGCCGCGGATGTAGCTCGAGGCCCCTCTGCTTCTTCGCCCTGGTCACCTGATCCACCAGACCGAGCAGGACGAACGCGATCAGTGGTATCCCCATCAGAATCAGCCACACCATCGGCACCTCCGCTGCAGATCGGGTGGTAGGCCTTCCCGTCCCGGATCCTGGCCTGCCCCTCTGGGATCTGGCCAAGGCACGCCGCGCACGTCGACTGGTCCACAGGTTCCGGGGCCTTGGAGGGCACGGCCTTGCGGGTCAACTCCACCGCCTCGCCGTCACCCATCTCGGCGACGACGCGGTAGATGCGGATCTTCTGGCGGCGGTCCGTTGACGGATCGGACGCGGCAAGCTCCACGCGCTGAACCAGGATCCGATCAGGCTCGACAAGCTCCGAAGACTGGATCACCGCGTCTGGGTATCCGGTGCCGCCCTGGTAGGCGTCGCCCCGTTGCATCACCAGGGGTAGGTCGTACTCGACCGACCCGAACAGGTCCAGCCAGTTCATTGCTGCGCTTTCGCCGCCCTGCGTTTCGCCGCCATCGTCTTGCCGGTCTTGATCGGCCCCTCCTTGGCGCGACCTCCCACGGTGACTGCCTTGCGCCGCTCGCCGAATCTGGCGGGTTTCTTGGCCACGGTCATGGCGATGTCCACGTCCAGGTCGCCGCCGCTGTGGACCACGTTGACGGACAGGACCTCGAACCCGCGTTCCGTCGCTGCGGCACTGACCCTGTCCTTCCAACCCTTGCGACGCACCAGGGCCTTGACCGGCGCGTCCAGCTCCACGCGCTCGACAAGGGTAGTGCCCCCGCCGCCGCGTCCTTCTGCGTCGTGGCGGTAGATCCCCACCACTGCGTTTTTCTCGGTCATCCGTACCTCCGCTTCCTATGTGGTCGTGAGGGATCGTAGATCGTGCACGACCGGTTGTCTTCCAGATGATCGCAGGCACGCTTCTTCTCGCGGCACACACCGCGCCCGGTGAGGTGGCGACATTCGATGTTGTCGTCCAACTTCTCCACCAAGCCGCGGATGTACCGCAGCACCGACGGCCCAAGGAAGACGTTGCGCTCCAGCTGATCGCGGTACTTGAGCAGTCGCTTGTGGGCCTGGCCGCCGGGTCGTGCCTGCTTGATCAGGCGGTCCACCGTTTCGATCAGAGGATCCGCCACGTCACTCCTCCCAGCTTTCAAGCGCCCTGTCGATCCTGGCCCGGTAGAACCGCACCGCGTCGATCCGTTCCCGGACCTTGCCGAATCGGGCGCACTTGCCCTTCTTCTTGAGCGCGTTGGGACCCCCCGCGTAAACGGACATGGGACCGATCCAGTCTGAATCCTCCCACGCGAACTGGTCACCGTAGACGCCGCCGGCGCCGTTCTGTTTGCACTTTGGGATCTGCGATGCGATCCAACGGGTCCCAAGCAGCACACAGAGGCGCGGGTTGTGGAGCACCTTGTCCGGGGAGTAGCCAGCCAGTGCCTTGCCGTGCAGTTGCATCAGACACACCTCGCCGCGGCCGTTCTCCCCGTCGTTGACCACGTTCGGTGTCACTGACGATTCCTTGGCGATCCAGTATGCGACAACGAGGTGGTCGTTGAGTGCGTTGGGCAGTTGGCCGCCGATGTCGGTCGGCCCGTCCTGGTACATCCGCACCGCGTCCACCACGTACTCGGCGAACTCCTGGAACCGTTCCCTGCGCGGATCCATGTCCTTCGCACCCTCGTCGTCGAACCACATCTCCCACAACTGGATGACCTCCTCGACCATCCGGGCCTCGCTTGTCATGTACTCGGGCTGCTCAACAGTCTCCACCGCCACATCGAGGTCCAGGGCCGCCGCCTCGTCGCACGAGCAGCAGTGCTCGTCCACCACAAGGACAGGGGGTTTCTCGATCATCCAGGGGCGCGTTTCCGCCTCGCCGCGGTCCGTGGACCCGGCGAGCATGAATACCGCCGCAACGATACCGATCACGGCATAGGCAAGTGCGTGTCGCATGTTATCTCCTTCCGATAGGCCACCCCTCTGCGAACTGCCAGAAAAGGTGACCGACTCTCTTCTCGAACTTCTCCCACGGGAACCCGGCCGGGTCCCACTTGCGCTTGGAGCACTGGAGATGGCCGATCAAGCCGACATGATCCGCGTGGCGCCCAAAAACCTTGCGCGGGATCTCGCCATTGATGTTCCGTGGGAACTTGGGCGCCATCTTGAACATCTGCGCCAACTCCACGGCTGGGTTGAAGCCGACGTTGTACTTGCCGGTGCGGCGGCCGCCCAACATGCACACCGCCAACCAGATCCCAGCGGCCCACCTCGCCGTCGCCTCGACCTGGGGCTGCGGGAAACAGAACACCCGCTTCTTCATCCCCTGGAGCACCTGGGTTTCGACCTTGTGTGGCAGATTGCCGGTGCGCTTGCGATTCGCCGGTGAGTAGTAGTTGGGTCGCGCCGCCGCGTCGGGCCACAAACAGCACTCGGCCCCGACGCTGATCTTGTTGTGGACCTTGCCCGCGTGGAACGCCATCTCCACGGCGTTGAGGAACTGGTAGATCCTGCCGTCGTCCTCGATGGCGAACTGAACGGACAGGCCCCGCTGGTTGTGGAGCACCTCACGCATGATCGCTGGGTCGGCCCTGTCCGCGCCGCTGTGGTGGATCAGCACCTGGCGGATCCCCCCAACACCTCCGGGGCGCGACTTGTACCGCTTGCCCTGGATCACGCGGGTCTTGGCCTTGCCGGTCTTCATGTCCTCGGTGGTGATCACGGAGCGGTTCTGCTCGTACTGGCCGAACCCGTCCTCCTCGTACCACTTGATCACCCTGGTGCCGATGTCGATCGCAGTCTCACCGATGATCAGCGCGTTGTCCGCGTTGAATGGCCCGCCCGCGAGCGCAATCTTCTTCGTGACTGGCATCGCAGCATCCTCCTCTCTGGTTTCTACCGCCGAAGCATACCACGATCAGCCGTCGGACGGCGATTCCTGTCCCGGCCTGGATCCCTTGCGCACGATCTCGTCCAGGTCGCCGGGCCGTTCCGGTCCACCTGGGACGCGCCCCTGCTGCCCCTGGCCGCGCATCGCCGTGTTGACCACGGAGGCCAGCGCAGCGGTCTGGATCGCCATCTCCACCTGGATCCCGTACACCTCGGCCCGCGCCTTGGTGGACGCGATGGCCTCGATCGCGTGGCAGTATCCCTCCGTGTCGTTGCGCTTCTGCATCGACTCGGCCAGCACCTCGAGCCGCTTGAGCTCGGGCGCGATGGCCGCGGCGATCCTGTCTTTGACCTTCTGCTCCATCGAGGGCTGGGCCTCCTGGGGCTGTTCCTTGTTCTCGGTGTTGTCGCTCACAGCTTCTCCCTCCTGTCCGCGAAGTGCGGCTGGTTCCACGGGTCGATCTCGTCGTAGTCGGGCGGCAGCAGTTCCACCACCTCCACCTCGCCGTTGGGCAAGATGTCGTCCACGGCGTCGTCGTACTCCATGCCGAAGTCCAGGGCCAACTCGGCCGGCTCGACGGAGATCCACGCGCACACCGCGGCCCGGCTACCGTTGGCGTCGATGGTCCGCGTATCACCCAGGATGCGGATCAAGTAGCCGCCGCCGGCGGTCCACTTCTCCACCAAGTCGGTCGTGGGCACCGACCCGTCGCGCACCACGAACTGGGGCACGTCCGTTCCCTCCAGGCCCGCGTTGATCGCCTCGGTGTTGTACTCCTCCAGGGTGGCCGACACGGCACGAAGCAGACGTCCCTGGTCCGGGACCGGCTCCGATTCCTCATCCGTGTCCTCGTCGGGGTCCTGGTCCGGCTCCTCGGGGGGCTGCGTGGAATCTGCGTCCTTGTCCAGCCCGGGGATCTCCAGGGTCTTGACGTCGGCGCCGACCTGATCGGCGGTGAGGTAGCCCGACTCGTACGCGAGCTTGTCACGGACCGTGGCCCGCAGGTCACGGATCTTACGAGCCGTGGGTTCGGGTTTGGAGTCCTGTGCGGCGATCCGTTTCGCGTCCGCCTCGGCCGCCTCGCACGCCTCGAAAATCTGGAGCGCGTCCTGGGGGGCACCGGACAGGAAGTCGGCGCAGATCCACTCCAGCGCGTGGCCCTGCCACGTCTGCTCGCGGAACCGGTCCTCGCCGCACTGCATGATGCGGATCACCTCCATCGCCTTGTCGATCACGTCCTTCTGGTCACCCTTCATGATGCGGAACCGCAGGGTCACGTACTGCGCCCCGACACCGCCGGTCCCGTCTCCCACCTTCTCACCCGGCGCGTCTCCGGCCTCGTCCGGGGTGTCGTCCGGCGTGATCACGGTGTTGGCCAGGGCGTACAGGACCTCCTGCTTGCCCACCCGCACCTGCGCCACGTTGCCCTTGACGCTCGCCCGCAGTCCGCACTTGGCGCAGACCAGGGAGATCGCGGTCTTGGTGCGCTTCTTGACCTCGTATCGAGTGGAACCGCACTGGCACGCCACGATCATCGACTCCATCGTGGGCTTGCCCGTCTTGGGGGGCTTCTCCGGGTGGTTGTCCTTCTTCTCCTCGGGCGCCGTGGTCGGCGCGTCCTTCTTCGCCGCCTCCTTCTTCTGCGTGGTCTTCTTCGCCACCTTCTTGGTGGCGCCCTTCTTCGCCGCGGGCTTCGCGGCGGCCTTCTTCTTCTTCTGTGCCTTTGCCATTCCGGTCCTTCTCCTTCCTAGTAGTCGTCCGTCCAGTGGCGCGGGCTATCCTGCGCCGGTTTCTCTCTGTCGTTGAAGAAGTCGTCCTGTGCGGGCGCCGGTGCCACATCTGGCGGCGGCGCTCCGTCGTGCTTGGGTGCCACGTACTTCCCTGACTTCTCGTCTGGGAACGGGCCGTCCCGGTCTATCTCCCATGACCGAATGTACATCCGAGTCATGTCCGACCACAACCTGATCGTGCCGGTTTTGCCGTGCGTGGCCTTCGCCACGATCAGCTGCATGTCCGGGTCCTCCTCGCAGCCTTGTTTGTAGTAGCCGCGGCGGTACACGAACCACACCACACGAGCCGCCTGTTCGATGGCGCCGCTCTGGCGCAAATCGTGGAGTGAAGGGCGCCGATCCCGGCGGTGCTCGACCTCGCGGTTCAGCTGGCACGCGAGCACCACTGGGATGTCCAGTTCCTTGGCGATGTCACGGCACCCCTTTGCCGCGTTCTCTATGCTGTGTGTCTGGTTGTCCCCCTTGTCCGTCAACTCCCCGAGGTGGTCCACCACGAGGAGGTCCAGGCCGTGCAGTTGCTTGTGGAGCGCCGCGATCTGACCGATGCGCTCCGAGGACAGGCCCGGCGTGTCGTCAACCCACAGTGGCAGCCCATGGATCTTGTTCGCCGCCGACATGATCGGCCGCCAGTCGTCGGGGTGGACGGTTCGCATCATTAGGTCGTTGAGGTCCACGTCGGCGAACCGGGCCAGTTCCCGCATCGTCACGTAGCGCCGGGCGTCCTCGGTGGGAATGTACAAGGTGTGGCGCCCGTCGAGCGCGGCGTTGGTGAGCATGTTGAGGACGAACGCCGACTTGCCCATGCCCGGCCTGCCACCGACGATGGTGAGAAGGCCCGGCCACAACCCGCCGGTGAGGGTGTCCACGTTCTCGATTCCTGTGCGTACCAGCCCAGGCGGCATCTTGCCAGTCTCCAGGTCGTTGATCAGGCCCGCCAACTCCTCACCGATCTTGACAGGCCCTTCCATCGACCCCGTGGTCGCCGCGAGAGTCACCGACTTTCGTGCCGCGGCCAGGTACTCGGACACGTTCTCCACGCGCCCGAATCCGCGAGCCACGATCTCCTGGGCCGCGTAGATCATCCGGCGCACCGCCGCCTGCTCCTTGACGATCTTGGCGTAGTGCTCCACGTTGGCCACCGTCGCCACGGAGTCGGTGAGTTCCCCGATGATCATCGGGCCGCCGATCTTGTCCAGGTCCCCGCGCTTGATCAACTCGTTGCCCAGGGTCACCGCGTCGATCACCGATCCGGCGCGGGAAAGCTCGAGCATCGCGTTGTAGATCCTGCGGTACGCGTCCACGTAAAAGTCGGACTGGTCCGAGATGGCGCCGCCCACGATTGGTAGCGCGTCGTTGTTGAGCAGAACCGCGCCGAGACACGCCCCTTCTGCTTGTTTGTCGTAAGGTGGTACTCGTCCCTCGGTCACCTTACTCCTCCTTTCCCACGGCGGGTGGAGCGTACTCTCTCCTCCAGGTCCGTGCCGTGTCTGTATTGGTCGTTGTCGCTGCGACGGGCCGGCTTATCCTGGTCCCGCACCGCCGCGTTCCAGATGAATCGCCCGAGATCCCGCTTGGCCTTGCGTGGGTTGGCGTAGGTCCACCCCGCGAGTTTGTTGACCAGGGCGGCCACGTCCACGTTGGGACACGAGTCATCGAGCTTCGCAGCGAGGCCGACGCCGCGCTTGTCGCCGATGTTCTCCCACATGGTCTGCTCGTCCTTGCCAGGAACGGTGAACTTGACTGTCTGCATCGCGTGGTAGATCGCCCGGAGCCTGTCCGATGCCCCGGGAGGTGGAGGTGGAGGACCCGGATCGCCGAGAGGGAGGGAAGGCGGATCCCGCCTGACCTCACCACCTCTCTTCCCTGATCCTGATCCTGATCCTGATCCTGATCCCTGATCCTGATCCTGATCCTGGCTTCCCAAGGGGTGGACGTGACCCTTCTCAAGGGGTAGCACCTGACCCTTCTCAAGGGGTATCGGATCCACCGTCTGCCAGAATCCGGCCACGTCGGCTGCGATCTTCTCTGGGTGACACGCGACACACAGGAATTGCAGGTTGGCCACGTCATCGCTGCCGCCCAGGATCTTGGGCACCACGTTGTCCACCTCCAGGTCCTCCGTGGCGCCACACCTGGCGCACTGGTTGCCGCTGCGCTTGATCAACTCGCGCATCGTCGAGATTTTCGGCCGCCAGCGATAGGCTTTCGGACGGACACCGTGCAAGTGGTAGGCGTCGCGGTACTTGGCGATGAACAGGGGCACCAGTGGTGAGACAATCCTTTCCAACTCCCTCACCACGGCGGTGCGCCTGTTGTCCTTCGGCGCGAGCTCCTCCGCGACTTGGAACCGTGCCATCTCGAGGACGAACACGGTTTCTGTGTCGTGATCGTAGACGCAGAACCCCATGTCGCAGAGTCGCGCCATCGCGTCGGTCACGGCACCGATCTCCAAGCCCGTGTCCTGGGCGATGTACATGATCGGGCAGTAGTACAGGCCGGTCATGGACGAGTGAGGGGACGTGATCAGGTAGAGGGCCAGGACCTGCGCGTCCCGGTCGTCACGCAACTCCTTGCCCGTGTCCCCGATCCAGAACCGGCCCGAAACTATGGAGTAGTCGCGCATCGCCTAGTTTTTGCGGCGGCCGCGGCCCGTTCCGTTCTTCTTGGCTCCTCGGCGCCCACCGGATTGGTCACCGTCCCCGAAGAAGTCGTCCTTCTGCTTGTGCTGCTCGCGCTCGAACTCCTCGGCCTCGGCGCGTTCCCTGGCCAGGATCTCCTCCTGTTCCTCCGGTGTGGGTTCGTCGCCAGTCCCCTCAGATTGGTCCACGCCGTCCTCGTGGTCGGGACCGGGGTCCTGGTCGGGTTCCACGTGAGTGTCCTCCTCACGTGGGGCGTCGTCCACCTGCACCCCCGTCTCCGCCAGCATCTGCTGCTTGAGGCTGCCCATCCTGGTCAAGCTCACCCCCTGGGCCGCACCGTCGCCGGCGGTGGTGGGCTGGTCGTCGGCCTCGATGGATGTGCCCACCACGTTGGTGGCCACCTCGGCGAGGGACTGTCCGCGCCCGGACTCGGCCAGGCTGATCAGGGCCGCGGGCTTATCAAACTCGGGGGACAGGTCCCAGAACTTGGCGGACCAGCGGACGGCGGTCTTCTGCGCCATCGCCTCGATGTAGGTGATCCACGGGACGCGCCGGATCGCAGCGGCGTTCATCTCCTTCTCCGGCTCGTTCTCCTTCCACCGCTTCCAGAACACCTCGGACCCGTCGTCGCGCCGCTCCACGCGGATGTTCTTGTCGGCCAGGACCCGGTCCCTGTGCTTGAAGATCGCGGTCATGGGGTACGGCTGGCCGAAGTCGTAGAACCCGTCGTGGTAGCGGAGCGCGGCGTACACCGCGACCATCTTGCCACGGGGCTTGCGCACGTCCCACGTGTGATTGAGGAACGGGTCGCTGCCCAGCTGGTGGGCGAACGAGTCGTGCTCGTGGACGATGATTGCCTCCACCTTGCGGACCAGTGGGTCGCGGCGGGCCAGCTTCATCAGGCCGCGGTACTGGACCTGCAACTGGGTCAGGCGCTGCCACTGCCAGGTTCCGTCGTCCGCCTTGAACTTGGACGCCCTGGACTCCAGGTAGGCCTCACCCAGCGGTCCCTCGAACCGCACACCCAGAGTAGCTGCCTCCAGGATCGCGCCCAACGTGGACTCGGGCACGGAGTTGAGAACGTCCTTGTCGCTGCCGATGTGCGTCAGCGCGGAGTTGATCCACGCGTCTGTGCTCATGCCGTCGGGCAGGGACTCGTCGATCATCTCCCTGATCCCGGCCGACTCGAGCCAGCCTTCGATCTTGCGGTAGTTCGGATGTGCCATGTGCCTCTTCCTTCCCGGGGCTGCGCCCCTACTGTAGTTTGCCCGCCACGGCATCGGCTGCTTGCTCGATGGCGGCGCGTATCTCTCCCAGTTCCATCTCCAGCATCGCCGCGTACAGGTCGGCCCTGGCCCGCAGCTCGTCGAACGCCTCCACGCCGGCCTCCAGATCGAAGTCGGTGGTGGTGAACTCCTGGAGTTCCTTCTGCACGGTCATGATCCCGGCATCCGTCGCCTCGTCGCCCGTCTCGGCGCGATCCTTCGGCCCGAAGTAGCGGAACGAACGGTATGGCTTGCCTCGCACCTCGTACTTGGACAGGTCCATGTCCGGGTGATCCGCCTGGAGGGCCTTCTTGTCGAACACCTTACGACCTGCCTGCTCCCTGTTAAGGAATTTGTGGCGGCCGACTTGGACCGCATCGAGTCCGGCCTCGCCCATGACGTCTATGATCATCGCCTTGGCCGCGTCCATGGCCCGCTTCGCCGCGAGCTCACGCTCCTTGGCCAGCTTGTACGTGTCCGCCGCGTCCTTCCACCCCTTGCCGTCCATCTGCTTGTAGACGGTTTTGCCAGCCTTTTTCGTCTCGGGCTGCTTGAACGCGACCGCCGCCGGCGGCACGTTCTTCTCCACGTGCTCGCGCCAGAACCTCCTGGCGTTGTCCTGGAGGATCGTACTGACGTCCGGGTCCAGGGGCAACTCCACGACCTGCAGGGCCACGTTCTCGCACTCGTAGATCACAACCCTGGTGCCCTTGATCTTGCCCTTCCACTCGTCACCCAGGAACGGCAGGGTACACACGTTGGCGCAGTGGGCGAGGTGGGCTGACTGGATCATGTAGTAGTCCCGGATCCCGCTGGTGCGGAACGAGTCGGCGACCCGCTGCATCGGGGACTTGATCTCCAGAACCCACCCGTCGGCGCACAACCCGTCGAAGTCGGCGAACATCGGCGAGTCGGGGTCGTCCACCTGGAAGTCGTGGTAGCGTTCCTGGTCTGTCTGCGGCGCGTACACCTTGATGCCAGACTGCGCCTCGTACATGGCGGCAGCCAGTGGCTCGTATGTGTTGCCACGGCGCAGGTGCGGGTTGTCCTCCTCGGCGGCTACGTCCTCGGCGGTGATCGTCCGCTTCTTGGAGATGTACAGGTCCACCGGGGTTTTCTTGAACACCTCTCCCAGCGCCAGGATCGGCGAGTCCGAGGATCCCACTCCCCGCTGCCTGCCCTGGAGCCACTTGACTTTCTCTGCGATGTTCATCGCTGCTCCTTTCTACGCGAGGCCCGGGTATGGGTCCTCGTGCCGCACGAACGCGGCTACCTCGTCCGTCCCACCACGGTGGGAACACCCTTTCCGATACGGGCACGGGGACCCGTGACCACGACACGCCGCACCGTTGCGCGGCCAGATCCGCGCCGACCTGTGGTGTTCCTCCACGCCGATCAGCGCGTGGACGTCCGCGACCCACGCCTTGACGGCCTCCACGGTGGACTCCACACCGACCCTGTACGCGAACGTCTCGCCGCGGCCGATGATGCGCTCGAGCGCGGACGCGCACCGCTCGTTCTCCACGTCGGGATCCAACCCGTTGGCGCGGACTGTCGCGTTCCACTGCTCCAGGGACGTGTCACACGCCGACCTGGACATGCCGCCGACGCCCGACCCGTTGCACTCGCCGCACTGCTTGGTGACCACCTCTCCGTCCTCGTCCTTCCGTGACGGGATCGTTCCCTTGCCCTTGCAGTTGCGGCACTTCACAGTCTCGGGGATCGCCGGGGCCTTGGTCCGCACCACCTCCACAGTGGCGGCGGTGATCGTGGTTTCCGCTGCCTTGGACGCGATCCACATCGCCGCGGCGAGCCACTGGTCAAGTCCCATGTCGTCCGCGACGGTCTGTGGATCGGTCGTGGACGTGAACTTGCGGACCAGGACCGCCGGTCCCAGCTGGCCACGGTCCAGGACCCCGTCGATCCTGGCGGCGTAGGTGATGTCACCAAGGCCCAGCGGGAACTCGACCACCCTGTCCACGAGGGGGCGGCCGGTCTTGTCCACCATGAACTGCGGATCGGAGATGCCGCCGAGGGTGTCCCCGTAGTGGGCCAGGATCCGCGTCGCCTCGTCTGTGATATCCTCGATTGTACTGGTCCACCGCTGCGCCTCGTCGCGCCCCATCTCCCCGACCATCCGAAGCAGTTCGTGGCGGTAGGCCATGACTACCGCGTCGGCGGCGGCCCTGGTCCTGATCGTCCCCAACCCGCGGACCACGGCCCGATCACGCTCGTGGAGTGCGTCTGCGAGCACCGACTTGATCCGGGGCGGCCACGGCGCGTGGCGGCGCCCCTTCAGTCTCCAGTTGTCCTCGTACTCGATGCGGAACCGGCGCGGGCACGTGGCCAGCGTTGTCAACATGGTCTTGGTCCGCCTATTCGGCGGCCGTGTTGCGTTCTCCAAGTGCCTCCTCCTTTCGGCCAATGGCTGCGGCCTACTGGGCGTCGGCGTCCATAGTCGGCATGAACGCCTCACCGTACTCGTCCGGGCTGACCTCCTCCAGGATCTCGTCCATGCCCACGTGGAGCGCGGAGCAAATGTCGCGCAGGAGCGACGCCTTGGGGTCGCCGCGTTGGAGGATGTCGTGGAATCCCTGTGGGGTCTTCCCGACTCGCTCTGCAATCTCCCGCAGCGTCAGGCCGCGGCGCTTGCACAGCAACTCCACACGCGCCTTGAAGTGGTTCACCTTCGTTCCCATCTGCACCTCCATTTCAAAGGTTGTAGACACCGATCTGTTCAACCCTGTACATAACACGGTTGTTTTGACGCGTCAGTGTTTTTCGTGACTATTTGTTGCGCCCGTACGACGCGGCGTGGGTTTCGAGGATCTGGGCCGCCACAACCAACGCGGCTCGACCGATCGCGGTGCTCCCATCACCGTCCGGCAGCGGGTCGATGGCGCGGACCAGCTTGGCCGCCCTTGCCAGGCCGCGGCGGACGTGGTGGGCGTCGGTGTTCTCCCGACAGAAGAACCGGTCGAGTGCGGCAAAGGAGTCGGCGAGTGCGCGATCCGCCCCGTCGATCCCCTCGTCGGCCACCATCGACTCGTGGCGGTGGCGGAGCTCGGCGCGAAGGTCCTCGGCCAGCCCCTGGAGATCGGTCCCGTCCAGATCGGCCTCGGCGTCGGTGTCCGGGCACGGCACCGCGTAGCCGTACCGCATCACGTTCGCCCGGTGCTCGTCGCAGAACACGGCCTGGCCCGCCACCTTGTCGCACCCGTCAACGGCGCAGGGGGCGCACCCGGACACGGGGAACGGACCGCACAAGGCCCGGCGCTGGTCCGGGGTCAACGGCCTTTCCCGTGGTTCCGTGTCGGTGTCGGGGACCGGCGCCAGGGCGTGCTCGGCCAGCCGATCCGCGACCCGCTCAAGGACGTTGATCAGCCTGGGCACGTCCGCGTCGTAGAACTTGGCCCCTCTCCTGGTCATGTGAAACGGTGTTCCAGTCATTGTGTAACTCCCTCCTGGTCAGTGATTCCGTTGCTACTAAATTACCCTGCGCCACAGCAGGCCCTCCAGCAGTGGACGCTGCTGGCTCCCTTCACCGGCACCCCTACTAGCGAAGAAACCGGAGCAGCGTCCACTGCGGGAAGGCCTGCGGTGTGGTCTGTACGTCATTGATCGTGGGGTCCCTGTGGTCCCATGATCCACGTGATCAGGGCGTCCCCGTCGATAACCCGGACCATGACAGGACCCCTGCGGTCCAGCGCCTGGAGAGCGGCTCCCATGCCCACTCCTAGACCATATACAACCCTCCCGTGGTCCTCGGAACGGACTGGCGACCCGGCACGGACCGCCCGGAGGTACTCCCCGAACGCCTCGTAAATCCTGGTCGCCCCGTCCCTGTCCTTGATCTGCTTGTCCCGGACCAAGTCGGCCAGCGCGTCCATCCGACGGGCCGCGTTGCTGGCTGCGAATTGATCCGGCGGTCGCTTGGTTCCAATCGGCCTCACACCTTCCCAAAGAGGTGGTGCATGTCCCTCTCGTCCGCCATCGCGTCCCGCAGCACCACCGTCTCGTCGCTGAACTGCTCGTTGATCTCGGTCCTGGTCGCGGACCCGACGAGGATCGAGTTGCACGCGAAGTCCAACTCGTCCCGGTCCCGGTTCCACTTGGCCAGCCACTCGTCGGTGACCCTGGCCCGCCCGTCCGTCACCATGACGATGTCCGCCTGCTTGAACTCGCCCTGCTCACGGATAACCTCGACGCACCGGTCCAGGCTGTCCATGAAGTTGGTCCCACCGTCGGCGGCGAAGAAGCTCACCGCGTCGGTGATCGCCTCGGGCGTCATCGCGTCCTTGCCGGGGAACTGGTCGACCCGGAGGACGCCGTGGCCGAAGTGCACGATGGCGAAGCCGCGGTTCTGCTCCTTGGCCACCTGCATGAAGGCCAGGCAAACGGCGGCGGCCCACACATCGGCGTCCCCAGCCCCCATCGAACCGGAGGAGTCGAGGCACATGACTATCGGCCCCTTGTGGTCCTTCTGCTTGTCGGCCTTCTCGGTGCAAGCCAGGGAACGTTCCGCGTACTTGGCGGCGAAAACGTGCCTCATGCCCGGGGTCCCGTAGACCAACTCCCGGAAGCACAGGTTGCCGAGGTCGTTCGAGAACCGGCGGCCCACCCGCTCGCCCGCGCCCTTGCGGGGCTTCCGGCGTTGCTGGTCACTGGCGATCCGGCGGAGGCGGCCGGCCAACTCCGCGATCTTGCGGAGGCGGGCGTTGTCGTTCACCACCTTGGCCAGTTGGTTGCCCACCGCCATCTGCGCCTTCCTGCCGCTGTGCACGTCCAGGCCGATCCCGTACGCGTCGATCATCGCCTGCATGGCCGCAATCTGGCCGTTGGCGTTGGCGGCGGCGTCACGGAGTGCCTGGCGCACCTGGGTCATGTCCAGCTCCTCAGCGGCACCCTCGGCTGCGTCCCGCTTCTCGCCCATACCGTCCAGGATCTCGTCCAGGGTTTCCTCGATGGCCTCGCACTCCTCGTCGTCGCCCCGGTCCTCCGCGTCCGCCAACAGGCGCTCCAGGTACTCCACAACGTCGGCGTCGCTACGCACGTCCTCCACCGGCGTGGAGGGTGCCGGGACCTTCCGCAGTAGGTCGTCGATCATCGAGGAGGTGACCATGCCCGCCCACGTGTCGTTGCCCACGGTCTGTGCACGCAGGTCCGTGACCTGGGGAACGTCGCGCATCGCCGCGTCCAGGCGTTGGAACACCTCCGAACCAGCAGCCGGTTCCTCGAGGCGCTCCGGCGTGTCGGCGTGGAAGAAGTGGAACATCTCGGCGGCCCAGTCCGGGAACGCCTCGTAGCGGTCGCGCCCGTCGGCCTCGGCACGGGCCGCGTTCTCGTCGGCCAGCGTGTGGTCGTTCCACAGATGCCGCTGGAACTCGCTGGGCCGGTATATGAGGTTCTGTGTCGTCATCGTCCGTTCCTCCTACAGGCTCGCCGGGCGGAACATGGTGATCTCGCGGCCCCGGTCCACCAAGGCCTTGATCGCGCTCTCCACCACGTCCACGGCCTCGTTGACCTGCTCGTTGTCCTCGCCAACCTTGTCCACGACCTCCATGATCGCGTCGCGCCGACCCGCCAGCTTGCCCTGGATCTCGCCCAGGACCTTGGTGGCCGCGGTCTTGGTGAGGGTCCCGGTCTTGATGTCGTCCAGGGTGGGCAGTTCGCGCATCGCGATCCGCACACCGTCGATGATCGAGGTGGCACGGGCACCGTAGGGGTCCGCCGCGTTCCCGATGGTCTTGAGGAGTTCGGGGCGGCCGTCGTGGGTCTTCCAGATCACGTCGGCCAGGACCAGGAAGTCGCCTGGCTGGACCGTGGCGTGGCCGTTGACCACCGCCCTGGCGCGTACCAGCTTCGGCGCCTTGCCGATCCACGTCCGGTCACTGGCCGTGAACCCTGCGTCCTCACAGGCCCGCTTGACCGCCAGGAGGATCTTGGCCTCGTCCAGGCCCCACGGGACCGCGGCGGCCGCGTCGCGGAGCTTGTCCAGATCGCCGCTCTCCATCTTAGCGGTGATCTCGGCCGGCCCGTCCACGAGCAGCTTGAGGAGGGCGTCCTGGTCGCCGATGTAGTCCAACCAGAACTTGACGGCGAAGCGGTCGTACAGGGCGTCCAAGCTGGCGTCCTCGGGGTACTCGTTGCTCGCACCGATCACCGTCTCCAAGGGCAGGTCGATCATGTCCGCGCCGTTCCGCATCTTGCGCTGCTGCATGGCCAGGAGGAACCCGTTGAGGAGGGCGGAATTGGACTTGAAAATCTCGTCAAGGAACCAGACTTGCCGGTCAGGGGCGCACCCGTCGGTCCGCCGCTGGTAGCGGTCCTCCTCCATCATCGCCTTGGCCGAGAACATGCCGAACACCTCCTCCGGGGCGGTGTCCTTGGTCAGCTGGATCTCGAAGAACGAGGACTCGATGCAGCGGCTCAACGCCTCGGCGAAATCGCTCTTGGCCGTCCCGGGAGGTCCCAGGAGCAGGCAGTGGTCCTTGGCCAGGAGGGCGGTAAGGACGCCGTCCACCGGCCCGCTGCGCTCCACGAACCTGGCCTTCAACTCGCGCCGGATCGCCTGGAACCGCTCGGCCGCCGTGGCCTTTGTCTTGTTGGTCTTGGTCTTGGACATGGGGGTGCCTCCATTGCTGTGGGCCGTATCGGCCCGGGTTTGTGTGTCGTCCATCCTGTCTGCGTACTTCGTCATTACCTCTTTATAATACACGTTTCAACGTACCGGTCAACCTTTTTTGTAACAATTGTGTGTCTCCTGTTACGGGTCACGGCTTTTCATGACCAGTCACGTGCGCGTCCCTGCGCCACCAGCTGCTGGCCCTGGCCCGGGGTCCTCACAGAGGTATTGACCCGGTCCCGAACGTCCAGCTGGCTGGATTTCAACGCTGCGGCCCTGTGCGGCCCGTCAGGCCCCGTTCTGACCAGTGGGTCCTGGGATATGGGTCCACCCCGAAACGTCCAGCACGACCAGGAGCAGTGGACGCTGCGGCCATGCACAAGGGGCACCGACCCTGGGCGGATCGTTGGGACGGTGACCGAGGGACAGGAGAGAACGCCGCCCCCGTTGTGGGGGCGACGGTGGGGCGGGGTTGTGAGGTTGGTCGGCTAGGCGGTCTTCTTGGTCTTCTTGGCGGCCTTGCGGCCCTTCCCGGCGGTGATCTCCTTCTCCTTGGCCGCGGCCTCGCGCTCGCGCTTCTTCGCGGCACGGGCCTTGTCCTTCTCGGCCTTGGCCTCGGCCTTGGCACGGGCCTCCTCCTCGGCCTTGATCTCCTCCTCGGCCTTCTTGCGCTCCAGGGTGGCCATGACGGTCTTGGCGGCGGCGTCCACCTTGGCGGTGAGGTCGTCCACGAGGGTGCCCAGGATGCTCTGGAACAACTCGGCGCGGTTGCGGAGGGTGTCGAACTCCTCGACACGCTTCTCCAGGGTGTTGACCCGGATCGTGTTCCACCCCTCGGCCTCGTACTGCTCCAGCTGTGCCGCCAACTCGCCCAGCTGGGACTCGAGGCCGTGCCGGGTCGCCTCCTGGAGGGACTCGATCGTCTCGGCGGTGTCGAAGCACGGGATGATCACGGTGGTCTGCTTGAGCATCTTCATGAACCCGTTCCAGGCGCGGACCTGCTCGGCATGCACGGCGGGGACGAACCAGAGGCCGCCGTGGGGCAGGGACGGGACGGCGTGCCAGTTGCGGAACGCGAACTGGAAGGCGCTCCGCACGTCGCCGGTCAAGTACGTGTAGGCCAGTTCCTCATAGGCGGCGCGCAGGGCAACCGCCGCGGGGTGGGAGGGATCCTGGAGTTTGAGGCAGTCCTTCGGCTCGGCGCCCTCGGCGTACTTGCCCCGGTCGAACCCGACCTTGGTCACGGTGGTGAAGGACGCGTCCTTCTTGCTGACCTTGTTCCCGGCGTCGTCCACGAGCTGCCGCTCCACGATGCTGTGCACGATCCGGTTCTCGTTGTCCTCGACCACCACGGCGTCCTCGACGCGGCACTCCTTCCGGCCGGAGTTGAAGACCAGGCTGATCGCCTTCTTGTAGCACGCGATCGGGGTGTTCTTGGGCAGGCGCAGCTGGTCCAGGATGCCGCACGCCGTTGCCGCGGCCTCCACGTCGGCCTTGAGGTGGGTCCCGGACAGGCTCCACCCCACGAGGTCACCGAGGTGCTTCCCGTCGTCCATCGAGATGGCCTCGGCGACCTTGCGGATCTTGCCCTTAGCCTCGATGCTGGGCTTCGGGGCGGCGGGCTTGGTCGTGTCCGGCTCGGGCGCGGCCTCGGGGGCGGGCTCGGCGGCGGGCTTGACGGCCCCCTTGGAGGGGGCGGGCCGCTTGGACTTGGTGCCCTTGTCCTCGGTGTCGGCGGGCACGGTGACCCCGGCCTTGGTCGGGTCCACGCCCCTGGCCTCCAGCTGGGCCAGGTTGATCGCGGCGGGCGTGTTGTCGCACCCCAGGGCCTTGGCGGTGGCGGCGGCGTACTCGTCGGCCACCTTGGCCATGTCGTCGATCTTGGCGGTGTTGATGTCCTTGAGGTAGGCACGGGCGAGCTTGCGCGTCTCGGCGTCGAACACGTCGCGGGCGCGGCTGATGGCCTTGGCGTTACGGGTCATGGTCTTGATCTCGGCGTTGGTCATTGGGTCCTCCTCGGGGCTGTGCCCCTTGTTTTGGTTTACTGGACGGCAGCGGTTCGCCGTCTTCCCGTCCAGTCGCTGCAATGTCAATATACTCACCATCACATTCATTCTACAGGTTTCAAGTGCTGCGTAAACATTTTTTTGTAAAATAAATCACTTTCTTTATCCATGAGTGTTTACCTTAACTTAGCCTCCCACTGGAAAGGGTGTTCTACGGGAGGCGCCACTCCTGGAGTGCCAGGAACCCGGGCGGCAGGGCCGCGGCCAGTTGGTCCAAGGGAAGCTCACCCTCCACTGGGGCGCGGTCGTGGTCCGGCGCGAACTCGTCGATCAGGGCGGCAAGCGGGGACTCGGCAAACGGTGGGACGGCGTGAATCGCCAGTGCCGGGTCCTCGTGGAGGATCATCGCGCCCCCCCGTGGACGATCTCCTGGACTTCCCAGGCGGCGATCTCGTCCGTGATCTCACGGCGGTGGAGCTCGGCGCGGCGCTTCTCCCGACGTGCCTTGTCCAGCCGCTTCTGGACGCGCTCGAGCGCCACGTTGACAGCGGCGGCCCGGTCCAAGTAGATGCGGAAGGCCACCATGCCGTGGCCGAAGTCGTACACAACCTCCCGGAGGCGCCGCAGTTGCTTGCCTGCGGCATCGGTCCGTCTCAGGATCATGGTGAACCGGTCGTAACCGTCCCGTTCCACGTCCTCCACGACGCACCGGCGCACTCTGTTCTGGCCCGTGACCTGCCACAGCACGGTGCCAACCTCGGGAACGCCCGCGGCCGCCATCTCGGCGGCAACCGCGTCCAGGTTCGTCTCGTTGTTATTCGTCATCGTCATCCTCCTCATTGATTACCGGGCCGCACGCCTCCGGTCCTTCCCACGGTCCCCAGTGGCCAGTCTCGGTGACCCAGCGGGCCAGGTCGGGATAGGTGTAGCGGAAGCACTGGTCCGGGTCGATGTTGCCGACAGAGTAGAACATGAACACGGGGAACTCGACGCCGCGTTCAACGTCCCGGCACATGGTCATGGTGCCGTCGCCGAACGGCACCTCGTACTCGATCCAGGCGTGGCCGTACTCGCAGAACGGCTCCACCTGCAGGGTCGGCCGCCCGTGGACCAGGACAAGGCCCTCGTGCTCGCCGCCGAAGGCCTTGTCCATCAGGAACTCGCCCGCGGCCTGGTAGCAGTTGCCCGTCGCTTCCATCTCAGTTGCCCTCCTGCCAGATCCCGCACTGGCGCAGGTAGTCGATGGCGGCGACCTTCATCTCGGTCCACGTCTCGCCGCCGAACTCCCCCGGGCCGATCCCGCCGTAGGCGTCGGCCAGGAACTTGATCGTCTCGTACACGAACCCGTCTCCCTGGTCGTCCTCGTCGCGCTCGATCGTGATCTCCACGTTGGAGGGGCCGTAGTGTTCCGCGCCCTTGGGACCGCAGCGGAACGTGTCCACCTCGACGTGGAACCCCATCGCACGGATCTTCGCGGCGAACCGTTCCGCCGCCTGCCCCAGCTTGCCGATTGCAACCGCCATCTCAGCACCTCCCCGCCCTGGCGAGCGTGTTCTCGACCGCGGCCGCGACCTCCCGGGGCTTCCTGACCCGCAGGATCACCGACGCCGGGATCCACCGCACCTCGCGCCTGCGGGCCGCCTTGACAGGGCGCAGCTTCTCGTCGTAGCACCGCACCGGTCCCTCGGACTCGTCGAGCATCTGGTTCCACTCGGCCGCTCCGGGCCGCACGATCCCGACCTTGCCGTTGCGCGGGTTGACCGGCTTGGCCACCGTCTCCCACGTGGGCTGCGCGTTGGAGTAGTTCACCAGCACCTCGTCCCCGGCCTTGATCCCGCCCAGGTTGGCGGCGAGCTCCATGCGCCGCTCCACCCTGGACTCCTTCCGGGCGTCCTCCTTGGTCTGCGTGATCGCGTGGGCGTCAATCGCGTTCTGAACCGCGCCCTTGGTCCAGTGGCCCATCGGCGCCTTGAGCAGGCGCTCGCCGATCACGGTGTACCCGAACGTGCGGCCAGACGCGATCATGGGGGCCAGCTGGTACTCGACGCGCCCCTTGTTGCGGCCGCGGCGGATCATCCTGGTCCCCACCACGACACAGTCCACCTTGCCCTGGCGCCCGTCCAGGCACACAACGTCGCCGACTCTCTTGGTCTTGGTCGTCATCTCACTCACCTCCCAGGGGCAACACTGTGTCGGTGCCTGCGTCCACTGTCCGCGCCACGTCGGCCAGGATCTCCCTGGCGGCGACGATCAGGCGGTCCGCCTCCTGGACCTTGACCAGCAGGTCCATGCGCTTGGTCTTGGCCAGGCCGATCTCCACGGCGGTCAACTCGCTGTAAGTGTCCATAAGGCTGCGGCACAGGCCCGCGATCCGGTCGTAGTTCGTGTCATTGGTTCCCATCTCTGCCTTCCCTTCTCGCGGCCGCCCAGGCCGCGTGTCTGTGAGGTTCCGTGTTACCTACTTCGTCTCCCAGGCCGTGAGCTTGTGCAGTGCCGCGTCGGTCCACTTGATCTCGGCCTCGGGCGCGTCCTCGCCTTCCATGATCGCCATCGCCGCGTCCAGGATGTCCGCGTCCAGGTCCCGCACGTGCACACGCTTGGCGATCCGCTCGGCGTCCGGTCCGAAGATGTCGAAGTCAGCGTCCACGTCGTTGAACTGGCGGCACTGGTCGGCGTCGGCGTACACATCGGTGCTGCCGCACTCCCACCGGCACACCACAACGGTGAACCGCTCGGCCTCGGCCTGCTCGATGCTGCCGCGGATCATGGCGATCGTGTCGGTGAGGGTGTTGAACTCCACCGCCATCGCTGTGATCTTGGCCACGTCCACCCGAGGGCACTCGACCCGGTTCCCAGCGTCCCCGCGCACCGTGCGCAGGGCATCCTCCACGTCCTCCATGACCCCCTCCAGGGTGTCCCCCAGCATGGACGCCAGGGACAGGCGCCGGTTCGTGAGGGTGTCCAGGATCTGCTCCATCTGCTTGGTGTTCTCGTTCATGGGGTGCCTACCTTTCCGGCCCCCCCCAGGGGCCGCGTCTGTGTGGCCGTTGGCCACTAGTTGCTCTCCGTGTTGAACGACCCGTCGAGGATCGCCTTGGCCATTTTCCGATACCGCTTCAACGAACGGCGGGTGTTGCGGCGGATGTGCTTGATCGCCTCGGGACCGGCGAACCGGGTCACCGGCGTGTCCTGGCGGGCGCAGTTACAGGACCGGCACGCGGTCACGAGGTTGCGCTCGGAGTTGGAGCCGCCGTCCGCCTTGGGCTTGACGTGGTCCAACGTGACGTCCCCGGGGTCGGCGTCGCGCAGGTCCGCGAGGCAGTACAGGCACCGGAAGTCGTCCCGGAGGTAGATCGCCAGGCGCTTGTCGCTGCGGATCCACTGGCCTGCCGGTTGGTGCGGGGATCGTGCCCTCTTTCGCTCGCCGTTCGTCATCGTCCGTCCCTCCGTTTTCGTATCGTTCAACATAACCATCTCACCTTTATTATACAAAATTCCCTGTACAGGTCAATAAAAATCACTACTTACATAACTTTTTTTGAAAGGTGAGTGTTTACGACCACTTACATCACATAAAAATGGGACTTGCCAGGGGTTGACCGGGGCACGAGGTGTTACCAGGCGGTAAAATCGGGACCCCTTGCCAAGGGGTGGACCAGGACCTTGCGGAGGGGGCAGCTTCCGCCGCGTATCACATCGAGGTGAGAATGTGGATCACGTAGCCGCTGGCCGCGACCGCGGCGCCGATCAGCCCGCCGACCCACAGGACCGGGCGCGGGATCTCGTAGTGTCCGTTGCCGGAGTTGCGAATCAGGCCGCGTTGCGGCGTGATCTGTCCCGTTGGGTCGTCCCGGAAGTCACGCACGTTCACCGCGTCGTCACTGTCCGATTCGGCCCGGCGCATCGCCTTGCGGCGAGCCGGACACCGATCGCCGTGTGCATTGATCGCGTCGTCGATCCGACCAGGCAACCCCTGGACCGTGGGCTGGAGCTCGTCGCGGATCTCGTGCCACAAGCCCCGCGCCGATTGCTCGAGCGCGGCCTGGGACTTGCCGATCTCCCCCACTTCCGACCGCATCCCCTTCACGTCGGACCCGACCGCCTTCATGGTGGCCGTGATCGAAGCGAAGGCGGCGCTACAGTCGGCCCGCATCGTGTGTTCTTCAGATTTGCCGCCGGGCTTGAACGGCGGCGGTGAGTCGCTGGTGGTATGGGGCGGCACTTGGAACCTCCTTGACGCGCCTCTAGCGCGAGGGCGCGTTAGAAGGTCATCCACCCCGCGGGGGTCGCGTAGATCACCAGCTTGTCCCAGGCCACCACGATCGCCGCGGGGCCGCCCGCACCGTCGATGGTTTCGCCACCGTTGGGCACCACGTTGATCGCGGACACGCCGGCGTTGCCCACCGCGTCCTTGACCACGTAGGCCTTGCCCGGGGGCACAGTCGCCACGGCGGGCAGATCCACCTGGACCACGCCACCAGTCGTGTCCACGTCCAGGATCACGTCGGCGGGCGCCGCAGGGTAGGGGGTCATGCCGAAGTTGACCTGGGTCAACGCCATGACGCCCTCCACCAGCGACTGGACCGCGCTGTGGTCGGTGCCGTCTCCGGTCCTGTGGGCATCGTTTAGGGCGACGTTGGCGTGGTCGGAACCGTCGCCTCCGCGGTGGATCGCGTTGAGTACGACGATGGCGGCGGCGTTCAGCGACAGCCAGCCCGCGCCGTCCGAGACGAAGGAGGCCCCGGCGTTGTCCTCGCCCAGGGTGAACGGACCGGCCACCCCGTCGATGTTCTCGCCGCCCTGGGGGGTCACCGCGCACGGGTTTGCCGTCGCGCCCTGGGTCGCGTCCATGACGGTGATGACGCGCCCCTCCCTGTCGACCGCCGAGGGCAGGTTGACGACGGACGGGCCGCCGATGGCCGTGGTGTCGACGAGCACGACGCGGACCCCGTCTGCGACGTCGTAGGGCGTGGAAGTGACCGGGTGGATCTGGTCGGACGCGCCGAGCACGGTCCAGTCGGTGCCGTTCCACGCGATCTCCTGGCCGGCCTTGAACTTCTGACCGGTGTTGGTCTTGGTGGGGTCGTCGTCCACGACGTCGGCCTGGCACTCGTATGTCCAGCCGTTCTGCACGTCGCCGGGATCGGGGAAGTCGGCGGGCAGGTTGATCGCGCCCTTGAACAGCAGCGGCCCCGTGAGGGTGCCGATCGCCGCCTCGTTCGCGTTGACCTGCGCGATGATCTCGTTCGTCTTGGTGACGAGCACGCTGTCGCTCGGCCCCATCACGCCCGAGGCCTGGTCCTGTGTGACCTGATCGATTGCCATTTCGGAACTCCTTTCTTCGCGGCCTCGACCGCGGTTTTACGCTACGAAACTCTACTCCAGGCGCCCACCCCTTGTGTGCACCGTCACCCACTGCGCCCCGTCCCACGCCTTCACGACGTTGGCGGCGGTGTCCAGGACCGTGTCGTTGACGTCCGGGTCCTGTGGGTACTCGTCCTGCCCGGCCGCTTCCGTGGCCCCAAGGGCCGCCGCAACCTGGGCGGTGTAGTCGATCCGCGTCTTTCCCAGTGAGAACATCGTCACCTCCTACGGGACCACGGCGCCGGTGGAGTCGATCCACGCGCCGCCGTTCCAAGTGAGCCACGCCCCGGGACCCGGGCCGCCGCCGGGCAGCAGATCCTGCGCCCAGAACCGATACTGGGTCGGCGGATTTGCCGGGCGCATGTCCGGGCCGCCGACACCGGTCGTGCCCTGGCCCTGTTGGGCCGTACCAAGGATGAACGAGGCCCCGTTCATGATCCAGTTGCCCATCGGCGGTGCGCCTGGGTTGTCCAGGATCAGGTTGCCCATCGCGAGGACGGTGCCGGCGTCGGCCTCGACCGCGTTGCCTGCGAATCCGCCGAACGCGAACAGGTTGGCGCACATGGCGAAGGCCCCGTTCTTGAGGCGCAACCCGTTGGTCGCGGACAGGGTGGCGCCTGTGAACACCGCGAACGCGCCATCGGCCTCGAGCGCCCATGCCGTGGGACTCGTCTCGCTTGCGTTGATCCCCACCGACGCGCCGAACATGCCGAACGCGCCGTTGAGCAGCTTGACCCCGCGCTCCGAGTCGCCGCCACCGCCGCCCAGGAACCAGATGAACCCGGCCCCGTCGGCGACGACGCCCTCGCTTCCCGGTCCCGCGTCCACCCCGGCGTAGATCATGATCAAGGAGGCGCCGTGAGGGTTCGGCTCGACGGAGACGGCCCGGGCAGCACCTGTGGCCTTGCACTCCATGTTGAACAGGAACGTCTCGTAGGTGCCGGCGGCGAGGCCGTCGTCGACGTGGCGGACAGCGGAGTCGGTCGGCACCGCGCTGTTCGTCTCCACCCATAACCCGTTCACGAACGAGTCGAACGGCGGCACGGTCAAGGTGTGACCGGAACTCGCCCGGATCCGTGTCACGCCGGCGGGACCGAAACGCGCCACATCGACGAGGCGTACGTGCCGCTTCAACACAACGTTCTCCACGTACAGGCCAGGCGCCACCTCGATGATGTACGGCTTGGTCGGGGACGCGTCGGTGATCCCGTCGATCGCCGCCTGAATCTGCTTGTACGGACGCGCCAGTGTGCCATCCGGCGTGTACGAGTCGGTGCGGGAACCGTCCACATGGACGATCTGCGCCATCGCGGCGATACCGTTAGCTTCGTCCACGAGCGCGTTGATCTTGACGGCCACAGGATCATCGCGGCCGCTGAGTATCCCCTGGATGTCGTTACTGGTCAGGCGTTCGATCATTGGCGTTCTCCTATCGCAGTCCGGCCCTTGGGACACGGCGCACGACACCGGACAACGTCGTGGAGCCGACCGTGTTCATGATCATCCACACCGAGTCCCCGTCGAAGCACATCTTTCCGATCTGGTTGGCCGGGACGGCGCCGACCTCGGACGCCTGCATCATGCCGGCGGTGAGGCGCACCATCGCCGCGACCAGCTGTGTGCCCGACCCGATCGCACGCACATTGGCTACGGGGATCATGTGCAGGTCCCACGAGCTTGCCGCGGCCTCGAGGTCCTGCATCCAGACGTTCAGTCCGTCGAACACGGCGAACTTGGCCGACCCGATCGCCGCCGCGCCCGCCTTCAAGTCGACGACCTGATCGGCGACCCGGTAGATCCAGATGTCCCCGGTCCACTCGATGTACCAGATCATGGCGCCGTCGAAGATCAGCTGGTTCGAGTCGGCGGAGGGGATCGAGTAGGGCAGACCGGCGAGGCCTGAGCCGCCGCCAGGTGCCGCGATGACTGCCGTGGCAAACCCGCCCGTTGTGGCGGTACTGTCCTTCCACGTGAACCACACGTTGGTGCCGTCGGAAACTAGGCCGCCCTGGGGGTAGCAGTTTGCGGGCAAGGTGGGACCAGCGACTGCTGGCAGATCCCCGTCGCCGCTTGCGTTGATCGCTCCCGTCGCGGCGTTGAGGATCGACACCATCGCGTTCGACCCGCCGTTCTGCCACTCGTTCAGGCTGGCCAGTGTCGTCGCGTACTGCTCCGCGCCGTCCAACTGGGCGACGATCAGGTTGCCGTTGTAGTTCGGCGGGGTCAGCGGAGAACCACCAGCCCCGGGCAGCGTCGTGCCCAGTGGTGGCCAGCCCGCACGCACAGCGCCGGTGAGGTCGATCGCGTTGACGAGGTAGGTGCCGGTGCCGGTGTTCAGCACCTTGATGTAGATGTACCGCTCGTCGGAGCACATCCCGACGAACGCATAGGTGGGACCCGCCGGGAACAACGGGGCGCACGGGATGGTGCCGAACGACGTCAGGTCCTCCGTGTCGAGCCACACCAAAGAGAACGTCACGTCGTCGGAGATGACGATGCGCCTGTTCTTACCGGTGGAGGCGTCGTGGGTCATGGTGATGTAGTTCAGGTTGGACGTGCCGCCGATGGATATGCTGTTGAACCCCGACCACGGGCACGCCCAGTGGGCGCCCGCGATCTGGAGGCCGGATGACAGGTTGCCACGCGTACCGAACGGCGCCTGGGAGCCGCCACGGATCGTTTTGAACAGGGGGTTGTCGCGGAACAGGACGTTGTTCACGTCGCGCAGCCGCGTCGGCGTGACCAGACCGTTGTCGAAGTCCCACCCGCCAGTGACAACCTCGTCGGTGGCTCGTTCGGTGCGGTCGTTGAGGTGGCCGTAGATCGCGGTGAGAACCGCCATGACGTAGGACGCGCCGATGGACTCTGGGGAGCCTGCGATCGGTTCGGTGCCGAGGTAGTTGGCGCCGGCCGTACCGGCGCCCTGGCCCATCAGGGTCTGGACGAT